TTCGTCACACATTTTCTTTTCCCTCTTAAAAGAGGAGGTTGCCGGGACTTATTAGCAATTCATAAATAAGTTATCCTCAGCCATTACCGACTGCCACGACCTCCTTAAAATAACAAACTACGACTTAGGCTTCAAGAAATCCCCAGCCTTATTAGTGATACGATTATTGAACTTATCGTTAATCACCATAACCTGAAGCTTCTTACCAACACAATCATTGGGGTCAATCTGTGAAGATGTTGCTTCTCCTCTCACTAACTTTTCCCATTCTGCTTCTGGAAAACCACAAGCAATAAAGAAAGCCTTACCCATTGATACAGCCTTCTCACTAACCATGTAATCCTGCAAAGGATACTTTAAACCTTTAAACTCCACTTCAATCTGCCACTTGTGAAGCATAGAACCGTCCCCTGCCGTATCTGGGGTATATCCCATAACTTCCCCAGGCTTCCAACCGGGTTCGATAACTTCAGCGCGTAATGCATCCTTTGAGGTAACAGTAATCATTGTTTTCTCTTTTCTGTTTGTTGTGGTTGTTATTTGTGTTAGTGTTTGTGTTTTGATTTTGGGTTTATTATTATGGGCCTGTCAGTCTGGTTCTGACCTTTCTCTCTTTCTAATTTTACTTCTTGAACTTGAGATATTGGACCTTCATGACTATTTAAATGGTCAATTTTACCTTCTACAATAAGAGATAGAAGATTAAAAGAAATACAAACAGGACATGAAGTTCCACCTACCATAAGACCTGTAGGAGCTTCAATTAATAAAAAGAATCTATTAGATACATCATGTTTACTAAGAGAATTCTCTATAAGAAGAACAAGAGCTTTAACATCTTCTTCTGTTAGAAATTTAGCTTCTTTTTCAGTATCCTTATAAGGCATTAGAAAGAAACTTTCTGCGGTCTGTTAGGGTCAGCCGCGGGAGTAGTTTTAACTTCATCACTAAGCTGGTCAAGAACTAATTGATAGGGGTCTGGATGATTAGAAAAATCAAAATTCTTAATTCCCCAAGAGGTCTTACAAGCATCTAAAGGAGAACCTACAGTATTAACCTTATATTTAACACTCTTATCTGTTCCCATTCCCTCAAATGCTTTTTCAAATAACCATACTTCATTAAAAAATCCTGGGACTGCCGCGGGCGCCTTCTTTCCTTTAGTAAGGATAGTTCGGATAGTTTCTGTTACTTGCTGACCTCCCTCAAAATATCGCATTTCATAGGGAGAGATATGAGCTTCAAGAATACAATTAGTTCCTTGAGCTTTTAACTGTTGGAAGAAAGAAACTAAATCGTTGATAATTGCGGAATCTTCAGCATTAAAATCTTGAAGTTGGTTAATAGGAATCCCACCTACTGTATTAACCTTAATTCTTTTATCTGTTTTATTCTCTGCTACTTTCATCATAATAAGATGATTGAGAATATTATAAATAAATGAAGTTAAAGATGCAGCTACTACTGTCTTATAGATGGGACGAGCAAGTATATCATCCATCTTTTTATCTATATTATAATAAGATGTGCCGATAGGATAGGAGTCGAACTCCAAATCTTTTAAATTACCTTTGTAATAGCGGAGAACTGAGTCAAAACGATTTTCAAAATCAAAAACATAAGTAGGCCTAAGAATGGGAGAAGCAGAAAGGATGGTTTTACCACTACCATTTTCTCCTTTAGAGAGTAATGAAATTACTGGACGAATTGCGGCATCTTCTGCTTTCATTCTTTTTCCTCATAGTACTTACACTCACAATTTTTATGTTCACAAGCACCAAAGTATAATGTCTCATCTCCATCTTCGTGAACATCTAAATCATCTAATTCATGCTCCCAAGCAGTATGGCCACATTTGCACATAATTATTGTCCCATCTCAGATTTAGGTCTTTTAGCTTCTTCTGCATTATTAAGTGCAGCTATTCTATCATTATTATTTCTATCTGTAACGGGATTCATAGTCTTAATCTTAATCCATCTTTCAACTATTTCTTTAGCATCTCGCTTCTCTTGCTTCTTCTTAGAACAAGATTCACAAGGACAAATAATCTCTAATGGACTTTCTTCCTCTAATACATCTTTAATAAGTTGTAATTCTTTTAATGTTAGGCTCATTTTACCAATCCATTCTCTAATTCCTTAAAGAAATCCTCTGCACTCTTTAATTTCTCTTTCTTATCTCCCTTATCATATGAACAATCTATACAACAAGGTTTAGCCATTCTTAATGAACGTCTATCAAGAATCATATCTTCTTCACAACGATTACACTCAGCCACTTGACCTCTGAGTAAAGGTGCAGATAATTTTGTTTTCATGAACACATAATGCGTGCAATTATCTTTAACACATTTCATTACCCAGACTTCTTTATCGCGTCCAATATCAATGCGATGATAGCGGTGAGTGTGTTTCTTAGCCATTATGTTGTTTAACTAATTCTACAAGAGCATTAAGAAATTTAATGTCTTTTGGAAAAAGCTTACCTCCAAAATCCCACTGAATTCCGTCGAAAGTAAAACTTGCATCACTATTTTTAGTTTCATCTGCATCATCAATAAATTCAACTTTAATATATCTAAGTTTTCTATTACCCATAAATAATCAAAACTGGGAAGGGTCCCAATCCTCTCCTATTTTAAAATATCTTTCAAGTTTCTGTTCACGCACTTGGGGAGTAACCGAACAAATACCCCCATTATAAGCATCACTAAATTGACATTTAAAATGACCATGAACGCAATTAGTAGTATTCATAGGCCAGTATCCATCTTCATAACATACTAATAATCTTTGAACCCAATAAGGTAAAGTTACTGTTCTCCATTCTTCAAGAATATCTCTATCAAATGGTAACAATTCCATTTTAAATTTCTGTTCAGGCTTAAGAGTTTTCTGAAATCCAAATCGCTGAACTCCGAAAGTATTAACTCCACAAGCAATACAATAAATCTTAAACTGATTGCTCATACTAGTATAAAACCATCTCTCGGCCTCTGTTTTATTATCTATAGGTAACAATTTCATTGAGGTATTTCTTAATCCTAAATCTATTCTCCCTGTTAGAATAATTCTAAGTTTAAGTTCAGAAGATTCATAAGCTATCTTCTTAAAATGCTGCTCTACAAATACCGGCTCCCAACTAGAGCCATGAATATATTTAAAGAACGATATCAGATTATTAAATACATCGAGCGCGTCTTCTGCTTCCAAATTGTGAAAAGTTAATGATTGTTTCTTAGCTTCTTCTAATCCTGCAATAGAAGCGACTTGATAATCTCCTGATTTAATTCGCTCTTTCCAGTAGGTATGCAATCCGATATGTGCGAGTTGTCCTTTCTCAATAGATTTACTAACTCCGGATATAGGGACCAAATGACGATTGAATATATAATTATACTTAGCGGGACAAGCCATAAATGAACTAAGAACCTGAGAATCGACTTGAACATTAGTCCATTTCTCCTCTTTAACTATTTGTAAATCAGGTTCTGTAGGTTTTAATACATTATCTTCGGTTGACATAATAATTCATTTCGGTTCTTTATCCACAATCTTAGTAGATTTAGTAGTATTGAGCATATCAGCTAATGAAAAGATAGTAGAAGCACTAACTGTAATTTCATGCTCCTCTATTTCTCCTTCAACTTCTTCTTCTCTCTTAAAAGTTACTTTTCCATTTTCACTACAACTAATCTTAGTATTACCATCTTCTAATGTAAAAGGTTTATGAACATACCGTCGCATCTTACCTTCTGGAAGGGGCTTATTAAATCTAAAATCCGGTCGATTAGTCCCAAAGTTACCCATTTGAATTCTCTCTCCTCTTTATAATTTCTGGAATATAATCATCGTGCCGATAATACTTAAACCATCTGTATATTTCTCTAAGTATTTTCCTCATTTTCCATCCAACTTATTAATATTCTCTTTAACTATCTTATTATTCAAATCAAGCATATTAGCTAAAGCTCTAAGAACTTCAGGGAATTTTTCAGAATCTAATGGAATAATACCTTTAACCTGACTTAGAATAGTTAAAGTTAATGTCAAATGAATCATTCCAAAATTTATATCTTCCTTTGACCATCCTAAATCTTTAAAATAAGCTTCTCCTGCCTTGCTTAAATTTTCTGCTTGTTTTGGAGTAATCATCTTAATCCTCTCTTATAATAGGTTCAATAATAGTTATATCTTTCTTCTTCTTCCAAGCATATCTAATAGTTTGCCATGTTCCACTTCTAATAGAATGTTTAAACTCTTTCGGAGTTGCTATCATCCAAGCTACATAATCTACTAATTCTCTATTACGCTCTAAATAAGGCTTACGCGGCATCCATCTTACTGTTACCACCTCACTTTTATAAGATAAGGTATGCCACTGCCCATTATCATTATTGTATACTTTTCCTTCATTAAAAGCCCAACCTCTTTTCTTAGCATCTGTAGGAGGAAAAAGAGTAAAGACTCTAATACCAAAATCAAAAGCTACATCAATTCCCTGTTTATCAGAGCCTATACAATCTCCTGTGCAGAACTCAGTTCCTTGCTTTAATTTAAGAACCTCTAGGAGCATAGACTTTTGATAATCGGTCATGCCCCGTTGGGTTCCGGTTAATCCGATAATCATTTATCTTTCCTTAACCAATTTCTAATTTCTTTATAAGCTTTATATAAATCAGAAATTTTTCTTCTATATCGAGCATTCCATCTTTGGTCAGTATTATAAAAATATTGAACTTCAAATCTATTAAATGTAGAATTAACTATTTTAACATAAAACATAATTAATCCTTATCCCACATCCAACCACAAATAGAGCACATCCAATATTTGGCTTTATCTACTATTGATTCCGATTTGCAATTAGGACAGGTCATAACCAATCTCCTAAAGCTAACCAATTAATGTAATAAGAAAGTGTCATTCCTTTAGATTTAGCTCTTTGTCTCAGAATCTCTAGTTGAAACTTATATGCTCCATAACTACCATGAGAACGCCGAGTTCCATTCTTACTTTTCTTCAGCCGCTTTAGAGTTTTCTTCTTCTTTACTGATGTCTTTAAATTTGATTTCATCACAATATCTATCTAATCTTTTATTAAATTCAATAACTGGTTGGTCAAATTCATGACTAATATAACCAGCGCGTCTTAAGAAATAATCATTTAGAGCTAGAGCTTCTTCTTCTTTTATAACTAAAAGTTTCTTATCTTCTCCTGTAGTAATAACTTCTCCATCATAGATAACTATGTTACTCATTTCTCTCTCACATCATAACTCTTACTACTAATTACAATAGTAGAATCTTCTAAATTTATCACTCCAATAGGAGTAAAAGCTAACACTTTAGTCTGTGGGCCTATTGCTACCTTCCCCGCTACTAGGCTCTTTAATTTCGTCGGGCTGAGAGTTAATCGTGTGTTCGCTGGTTTGTGTTTCATTCTCTACCTCATTATATTCTTTAATAGCATTTTCTAATTGCTTATAATCTCCTACTATAGAATTATCTACTTTTCTGATACCTGAATTAGTATGAGAATATCTAAGGTCAGTAGCTATAGCTCGTCTAATACTACCTAGAAGCATCATATGAGTAATGATAACATCTTTAGGTATTAATAGAAGTTCAACTCCGTTTTTTCCAATTATCATTTATCTTTCTCTTTTAATAATAAGATGAGAAGCACAAGCAATATCTATTGCAATTAATTTAACTGTTTCCCAATCTCCTATTAAAGATTCAGCAGCTAACATACAATAAGCACAATCTCCCCCATGATTTTCTGATAGAGGGTCATTTTCTTGGTCTAGCTTTCTATTACAAGTTTTACAGTTCATGATATTCTCGCTAATTTAAGTAAATATTCAAGAGCTTCTTTTCTAGTATTGGCTACTTTTCTATCTAAAAATTGTCTATGTCCCATTTTTTGGTATCGCTCACAAACCCAAAATCTAATAGGTTTAATTCTTTTACTAGGTCTAAAAATTATTGAAATAATATCTCCAACATATAAAGTTTGATTAGTATCTTCAAAATGTTTACCTACCATCCATCTTTCTTTTTCCCATTCATGATTAGTAACTTTTCTAAATTTATAACCATTAATAGTAGTTTGAGTAATTTCTTTCATCTTCTCCCAAACCTCTTCTTGATAATCATATCAGCTAATTCTTTGATAATCTCGTTTTCTTCCCACTTAATATTCTCTTCTCCCGGATTCATACTCTTTCTAAAGTTAGTTCTCTTTCTCTCAACAATATCAGTTAACATACTATCAATAGTCTGGTCCGCAATTAAGTATGGAGCGCGTATACTTGTCTTCTTAGGCATCCTATCATCATTAAATAGATAATTCTGAAGATAAGAAGGATAATCCTTATAATTTAATGGTCTAGAGAATCTAAGTTCTGCCTGTTCCTCATTAGCAGGATTCCATTGCCTTTCTACTTGCATGAAATTCTGGCAAAACTGAAGATTTAATCCTTCTCCACTAGCTAATGTAGAAGCTATGAGAATTCTATTCTTAGGATTATTCTTAAAGCTTTGCTCAATATTCCATCGTGTATCTGAATCCTTACCTCCGAACATCCTGAGAGTCTTATTAAATCCTCTTTCTACTAATTGCTTATCTAATCCTTCAAATGTCTTAGCAGCATCTCCATTCTGTAGCATATCTCCTACA